CCGTCAAAGTCCGCCCAGCTGTCGATGGGGCTCAAACGATCGTCGATCAGATCCTGCAGGGCCAGCACCGAGAGATCGATCTCACTGCGCAGCCGGATGCGGCGTACGGTCCCGAAGTCGAGCCCGAGATCGAAGTCATAAAGCCCCTCGGAGGTGGCAGTGGCTCGAACACCCCATGCATCCAGGGTTTCCGCGATCTGCAAGGCGGCTCCGGTCACCACGAGACCCGAGGTGCTGTCTGCAAAGGCAGGATCAGCAACCAGGGCATCCACAGGTGCAAAGCGGATTGCCTGTGCAGCTTTGGTGGTCACGGAAGACACCGGTCCTTGCCGCCCGCCGCTGTCCTCGGCGCGAACAAGATAGGTGCCGGGTTTGGCAGGCACCACTGCCAGCGCCTCGGCACCGGCCACCCGATCCATGGAGACCGAATTGGCCCAGGAGGGCGCGACAGCACTGGAGTGACGGATCACAATGGTCCCGCCCAAACGCACATCCGGATCGGCGCTATTGGTCCACTTGAGGATCGCCAGCCCACCGGCTGTTTGCAGGGTCAGGTTCTCAAGTGCCTGGGGCCGGGCAGAGAGTCCGAGGATTTCCACGCTGCGCTCTCGCCAGTTGGAGCTGACCCCAAGGGTCGAGATCGCCTTGACGCGGTAAGTCCAAAGGCCCGCTTCGATATCACGATGCTCAAAGCAAGTGGCAGTTGTGTCTCCAACAACTTGCCAGCCGCCTTGCGCAAGCTGCGCCTCGATCTGGTAACGCGCCACATAGGCACTCGGCGCGGGCCCCCAACTCATGCTGGACTTGATCTTGAGTGCGCCACCATCCCGGGTGACATAGAGGCTCTCCGCAATCTCCGGCGTACCGGGGGCCGCAATATCGAAGGCGGACGGCAGCGTCGTGCGCGGGGCGGCGGCATAGATCTGCTGCTCGGACGCCGACCAATCATAGACAAGAGGCGAGGTTTCGCGCAGAACGAGCTCCGGCAGCAATAATGCGCTGTCACCCGAGGCCGTCAGATCGAGGCTCACGCCATGGACTTCAAAGTGTTTGGCCGCAATACCCCAGCGGGCATAGGACAGTGTCACCACATCCCCGACGGTGGCCGCCCAGGCCGAGAGCTTGCCCGAGAGCCGCACCGTCATCTGACGCCGAGCGCGCTCGAGCTCGATCTTCGCAAGCCGCTGCGCCATTGAGGCCGAGATCGTGAAGGGCAGCGAGATATCGCGCCATTTTCGTTCACCTCCATCCTCGGCGAGGTAAACATCCGAGGCATAGGCCGGGAAGTCATCCGGCTGCCAATCGTTCTCGGGGCTAACAAACTGCCCGCGCACGCCGTTGAAGTTCGACGACATCGTCACGCGCGTCGCGAGCGTCAGCCCGCCCTCGCGAACATGGTCCGAAGTCAGCGCGACATCAGGCGCGCGCCATGCCCCGGCGTGGATGCGCCAGGACCCGCTCGAGAAGGCGCAACGGCCTGCGAAGCTGGAGAGCATCCCCTCGATGATCGTCTTCGGAACTTCCAAGAGGCTGATCACCCCGTTGCAGGCATAGCGCGGCTCGGAGCCACCATCCGCGAGTGGGATCGTCTCGTCGCAGATGTTCGCCGCTTCGACCAAGGACATCTCGTCAATCCCGTCGGGCTCTCCAATGCGCGCGCCGATGCCCCAGGTCGGGTTGGCCATATAGTCGGCAAGACAAAGCGCGGGGTTTTCGGAATAGCCTGCGGTTTGGGTCCGAGGGTCCCAGATGTCGTCCTTGCCCTCCAGATCGACCGTGATGTTCGGGATGCCACCCGGGAAGGCGTCTTGGTCATAGTGCAACCTCAACCGGATCGCGGCGCATCCGCGAAGCCGGTGTTTTTCCGTCCATTTGTCGGGCAGCGCGGATTTCAGGCCCGCGAAAGCCGTTTGGTTGGCGGCACCCAGTTGCTTTTCGACGACAACCTTTCCGGCCCAGCGGCCCTGGGCGGTCCCCGCGGCATTCACCGCCACTTCGCCCTCAAAATAGATGGCCCCAATCGATTTGACCCGGTGCGTGGCCAGCACGATCACCAGATCGAGGAACTTGTTGTCCGACCCCGAGGAGTGCAGGAAGACGATGACCCCGCCTTTTCGGGTGCGGCCATAGACCAGATCGCGCGGCACGACGGGCTCGCGGATCGTCACCGTCCGTGGCTGCATCGTGGTCTGCGGTTTTGGCATCAGGGCCTGCGCCGCATAGGAGAGAAGCAGCGTGCCGCCGATCCGCAGAAGTGCCGCACCAATGCCGCCGGCCGCCAATACGCCGCTGATCGCCACCGCGATCGCGGTGACGGCTGTCACGATGAAGGGCATGGAATGGATCCGAGTTCAGATGGGCCAGGCAAGCCGGCAAGAGGTGAGCGGCACGGTCACAAGGCCCTCCGGCGCCATCCCGACGGCGCTGGCCCCAGTGCAGATGCCAAACCCAAGACCGCTGTCGGCCAGAACGATATCGCCGCGCCCAGCGAGAAGCACGGCTGGCCGCGGTTCGCCAAGGAGCGCACGCCCCATCTCCCCCAGCGAGGTCCAGCCAAGGCGGCGCATCACACGCTCTCCGCCGAGCGCGGTGGTGTAGCGTCCGCGCCAGAGGGCCGCGATGTCCTCCCCGCCGGTCAGAATCATGCGCGTCTCGAAAGCGAAGGTCGGGCAGTCATGGACACCCCAGACGAAGGGTTTTGCCCGTGCGGTATCGATCGCCGCTGCGAGCAGGCGTTCCCAGTAGTCAACCCGCATCTTTCAATAAGGCCCAAATAAACCGTCATTCTTCAATAATGAATTCACCATACTGAACCTTAACCTCTTGCTCTGCTTTCGAAATGGTTTCGAAAGGCCCTAGGTCATCATATTCAAGAGCTTGGATTATATAGGCACCAGGAACGCCTTTTATGACGATAGAATAGGCTCCTTTGTCCTGTTCGGCAGTCCAAGAACGGACTTCAGGACCATTGTTCAATGCGTCAAACGCCTCGTCACAAAGGGCATCATAATCGTCAGGGATGTTTCCAGAGATAAGCCCAGCACGCACGATTGCTTCAACGTGGTGCTTTTGAAGTTTCAACATTCATTCCTCCCGCTGTGCAGAACGAGTCTCCATGGGACGATGCGAAACGTAAAGGGCTATCCACGTCCCCAGGTGATCTCGCGGTCCTGGATCGCGGTCACATATTCGAAGCCAAGGTCGCCCGGGAACAAGACCTGCTGGCTTTCGTGCGTATAGCGCCAGGTCCGAGCTAAGGTCAGATCAATCAGACGGCTTTCATAGCTGATGGTGATCGTGCAAGTGTCCGCGTCGTCCTTGATTTCGGGGACATCGAGCCGGCCAGAAAAGGCCTGAACCGGATCGGCGATGATGCTACCATTCTCGGCCAGAAGCCCCAGCCAAATACGGCCCGGCAGGCCCTGGCGCGCTTCCTCGATGGCCATCTGTACGAGATCCAGCGGCACGCCCGACAGAGACACGGCTGTGCCGCCGGCCACGACCTCTCCGGTTTCGTCAATCGCCCCGAGGCCGAGCAGCGATCCAGCACCGGCCCAGCTTTGACCGTTCCAGCTGACCTCTCCCAGCCCCGACCAGATCCGAACCCAGCCCGTGGCGAACTGACCCTCAAAAAAGATGACCGGCCTGAGGCTTTGATCAGCCAGCGCAGTGGCGAAGGCGATAGTAAGATCGCGGCTCATCAGAGCGCCTCCCGCGCGGAGATCGTGAAGCGATGCTGATCCGCCCGGCCGATGACCGAGGGCACTGGAGCCGTCAGCCGCAACAAGACCGACGGGGCATCGAGGCCGAGGAGCGTGCCAACCGGCTGGGAAGCCCGAAGCGGCGGCACGAAGGTCAGCGTCGCTTCACTGCCCACAGGCGTCACATCCGCTGTCAACTGGTAAAGCCGCGTGCTGGCATCCGAACCCAGCTGGAAGAAGTCCCCCGCACGCAGCCCAAGTCCCCATCCCGCCGTGCGCAGGGTGGATGCCCCAGCGGCTTGCGCCTCGGTGACGAAAGGATTGCCCACCGCCACCGCAACCTCGATCGAGGGATCGGGGAACAGGAACCGGCCCCGCAATCCGCCAAGGGCTGTGAAGAAGGCAGACAGCTGGCGGGCCTTCGCCCCTTGGGTCACCGCCATCTCGATCTGGTATTCCCACCAAGACGCACCCCAATCCTGGATCTGCGATGTGCCGGTGAAGGGCGAGCGGGCCTCGGCCACAGACGTAACCAGCCGCCGCTCGAGCGAGGACACAAGCGTCAGGGGCAAGATCGGAATCGTCATCTCAGATCACCTGACCCCGACGCCGGCCATCGGCCACGCTTTCCTTGGCAATGCGGGCGATTTCCGGAATGGCCGCCCGAAGGCGCGCGTCGATCTGCTCGGCCACGCCCATCTGAGCCCCGCGCGCGTCGATATTCACAGTCACGCCCGAGCCAGCACTGCCGCCGCGGCCATAGTCCGCCGCCTCGCGCCGGTTGAGCACCCGTTCCCCACGCTGCAGGATTGTCGGGACCTCGTCGGGGCGGAGACCAGCCCAGGAGCCAACCGGCCCCACGGTCCCACCGGAATGCATCCGCGGCGCAGCAGCGAAAGCAATCGCAGGCACCGAGCGGCTATGTCCAGAGAGCCCGACAATGCCGCCCGCATGCGAGACAGCCGCTGCAACAGACCCGCCGCCAAAGATACCTGAGAGCGCAGAGGCGATGGGCCCCAGCACCGCGCGCTTGAACGACAGAACCGCAAGGTCCGCAAGGATCGAGCGCACGAGGCCCTTGAAGTCGAACTTGCCGGTCTCGACGAAGCTTCGGAAGGCGCTTTCCGCGCCACTGAAGGCACCGGTCAGGGTTTCGCCGAGGCCTTTGCCCCAGTTCAGGGCATCGTTTGCGTAAGTCTGCAGAGATCCAGAGACTGCACGCCACCCGGTGGCGATCCGTTCTCCGGCACTCCCAGCCGCACCACCGGCACGCCCCATTGCATCAGACAACCGATCCGCGGAGGCCGTGGCCTCATCCAGCGCCGCCGCGCCTTCTTCACCCGTGCCCGCGACCGCATCGCGAAGTGCGCCCCAGGAGATGAGCGGTACTGTCGCGCCATTCGCGAGATCCGTGGCGGCACGCCGGTAGATATTGGCGGTTTCCAGTGCATCCGCCGCAATCCCATCAAGGCCAAGGTCAGGGGCCGAGAGTGGATTATCTTCGAACGCGCGCCGAAACGCCTCTGCCGCAGCCGTTCCCGCATTAGCGGAGGCCCCGGCAAAGGGGTTCGGGATGTCGCCCAGACTGATTTCACCGATCTGACCGAAGGTTGTCTCGATCCCGACAGCCGCCAGAGCATCGCGGATGTTCCCTGTAAAGGCGTCGATCCTGCGGATCGCTCCGTTCAGCATGGCCTCAATGCCATCAAGCATGCGGTTGGCTGCCGAGAAGACCAGATCCCCGATCACATCCGGCAAGCGCGACCAGATTTCACGGACGGCCAAGAGTGCACCCTCGAAGGTATTCGCCGTCGTGTTGCCAAAAGCCACGACGCTCTCTATGGCCCCGGCCATACCAGTTGCGGCATCGGCTTTGAGATCATAAAACATGGCTGTGGCCGCGGCCCCAACGCTTGATGCCCCCATCTTGATCCGTTCCCAGACCTCGACCGCGACATCCTTCAAGAGCTGCATGGCCTCGCCGAAGCCGCCTGCGCCAGACGCAAGCCGGGTGAACCAATAAACCAGTTCACCTGCGCCGACGATCAGGGCGCCAATGCCGGTGCGGATTAAGGCGCCTTTTAGGATCACTAGGGTGGTGGCGAGACCGCGCACCGATAGTGCTGCGACAGCCATAGCCGCGACCCAGCGTCCAGCGAGGAAGGTGGCAAATGTCCCCGCGTAGATGGCCAGCCGATCAAGGTTGGCCAGAACCGCGTCGAAGGCCCGACTGATCGGGCTGGTGCTGGACGCAAGGGCGACAAACGCATTGGCCACCGCCTCAAGCGTGGGCGCCAGTGCGACAGCGATACGGTTGCGCACCCCGGTGAAGACCTGACCGATGCTGACAAGCGCCAGTTCCGACCGGCGCATGGCGGCGATGGCATCTGCGTCGAGCACTGCGCCAAGCGCCTGTGCCTGTGCCCCGAGCCGGGTCATCTCTGCCCCACCGTTTTGCAGCAGAGGGATCAGCCGCGTTGCATCCGAGGCCATAGCCTCGAGATAGAAGGTCATCTCCTGTTGGCTGACGCCCGCGCGCTCGAGACTGTCGACGTAGAGTTGCAGTGCGTCGGGTCCCGAGAGCCTTGCGAACTGGTCCGCCGTCACGCCCACGCGCGGCGCGATGTTCTCAAAAAAATCCGCCATCGGCCCGCCGCCCGTCTGCAGGAAATCCCCCACGCGGTCGTTCACGTCCTTCAGGATGTCGGCCAGCTTCTCTTGCTCGATCCCCACGGTGGCCGATGCCGCCGACCAGCGCTGGAACAGCTCTGGATTGGCATTGGCGACCTGGGAGAGTTGGCCGATCTCGTTGGCGGCGGCAACGGTCGAGCGGGTCATCGATACGACGGCAGCAGCAAGAGCCGTGGCCGCAGCAGTTGCCGCGATCCGGGCCCGGCGCGCAAAGGCCGCCATGCGGGCATTGGCTTGTTCCATCTCGCGCGAGAGACGCCCCAAGCCGCGCGCACCTGCCTCTCCGACACCCTCGAGTTCAGCGCGCACCTGACGCCCACCAGTCGCGGAGAGGCGGACGGATACCTTTTTCTCAGCCATGTCGGTGTTCGATCTCTTTGTTGGTATTGCGCACCATCGCCGCCTCAATGGGCGGCAATAGTTCCGCGATAATGAGGGGCGAAAGCCCGAGGGCTGTCCCAAGTTGCAGGGCCGCACTCATGTCCCAGCCGAGGACAGCACCTCCGCTCACGCCGCCGGAAACGCGCACCTGTCCGCCGAGGCGTTGAACCAGATCCCAGACTTTCCAGCCCTCGAGGGTCAGCAGTTTATGCAAACTGCGCGGGCATTCCGCACACGCCGAGGGACATGCGGCGCAATAGTCACCGCCCCCGCCGAACTCCCAGTCGGCGAGAGCGGTCAGGCGTTTTTTTCCGCGTCCAGAATGAGCGCTCCAGCGATGTATTTCGTCTGGAAGGCCTCGAATATCGGCCAGAGTTCCAAGAGTGCGTTGATGCCCTCGGGCGTGAGAGGCAGTGGCTTGCCGTCTTCATCGCCCAAGCCTTCCCAATCCTTCACGACGATGCGGGCAACGGCCTTAGCCACGATGCGCGCGAGGTCATCGTTGGAGGCGCTCCCGTCAGCATCACCGGCGGCCGCAATGATCGTCGGATCGCTCCGCGCGGCGAGCATGATGGCGGTAGTAAGCGGCTCCACCAGCAGGCGGACGCCGTGACCAAGATCCAGCCAACGGGGCTCAGTAGAGAGGTTTAAGCGCAGCATGATCAGTACATCTCGCGGTCATTGGTCAGGGTGACGGTGCACATCCGGCCCACCGCCGGATCACTGGCGGCCTGCCAATCGAAGGTGGCCTGCACCCCTTGTGGGCCCGAAATCTCGATCCGGGGGCGCGGCAGATAAACAGCATGGGCGGTGATGGTTAGGCTCTCGCCAGTCGGCAACGTGTAGGAGAATTCAAGCTCGCAAGCCTCGCCGTTGATCGCTTGCGTCACCAGCGTCTGGTCCGCAAATCGGACAACAACATTGCCGGTCAGCGCTGCGATCGAAGGATCCGCGCCGTCGATCTTGCCATCGGCACGGATCGTTTCGATGCGGTCGAGGTTGTTGGCATAGGTAAGGTCGGCAGAGACAACGTTACCGATGTTGGCGCCGTTCCGCGTGATCGACCCGTTGAAATGGCCAAAGCGTTTCAGGGCGATATTGGTCGGCGTTCCGGCCGCGGTGCTCGTGGCGATGTTTTCACCTTGGGCCACGATGCTGGCAGTGGCCGTCAGCAAGCCCGACCTCGCCATCTGCCAGTTGAGGCTATCCACCATGCAGCCAGAATACATCGCAAAGCGCGGCACTTCAGGCATGCCGGTCTCGACTGAGAAAGACGGTAGGGCCCAATTTCCGGAGCGGAATTCGTGCGTGTAGGGGGCATCGGCACCCGTTGTGCTGGGCGCGCCAAAAGCGGCTTTCAGCCAGAAGCCGAAGGCCTCGGCATCAATCGGGATGACCACATCGCCATCCGCTGTCACCGCATCCTTGATGGGCGCCTGCGGATCGCGGCCGTAGCCCAGAAGTTCCGAGGTCTGCAGCGGTTGCTCTGCCCCCAGCGTCGTGCTGGCAAATGGCATCTTGGTAAAGCCGCTCACAGGCGGCGTGCCGTAAACTGTCTCGAACGCAAGCGCCATCTGCGCCCGCGCCCCTTGGGCTCGTGCCATGTTTTGACCCTTTCTGGATAGTAAATGGCCCAAAAACTTGACCAGAGGTCATTTTTTGGCCAACTGACTGGCGATCTAAGGAAAAGTCACGCAGCCATGTTCAGCAAAAGCAAATCCGAGACGGAACGACCGTCACATTTCACCTATACCGCCCCCGCAGACAAAGCTCCTTTGGTAGACAAACGCCGCTCTGTACTTAACGAAGGTGTCGTCATTCGCGGCGACTGGACCAGCGATGGTGTAGTCGAATTCGGAGGCTCACTCGTGGGCGACCTAACCGCCGAAGTCCTGGTCATTAGCAAGACAGGCAAACTGATCGGCAACATGCGCGCAAACACCGTCACCATTGAAGGCCAACTCGAGGGCACTGTCTCGGCAGTCAAAGTCGTCATAAAATCGAGCGCCACTCTGAAAGCCGATATCGCCGCGGAACAGATTTCTGTTGAGGCCGGTGCCATGATTGAAGGCCACCTGACGATCAAACCAAAAGCACTGTGACGGACTAAGTCGTCGTCATCGCGTCATGATACCGTTAGACTGTTCTTGCGACCGCGTGCACACCATTGGAGCGAGACCACATGGGACTGGATTTTAAGAAGCGGCCGCAAAGGCCGAGATCGCGCAACCAGATCTTGATCGTCCTCGTACTCGTTCTTCTGGGCTCCATTCTTCTTGCGAACATAGCAGACTTGGAACTCAGCCCTTATTTCAGAGGATCTGCCGACGAATAGTGAAGGATGATAGGTATTTGCGCGGCTTTGATCGTAGCTCCTCCTTCAACGGCTAGATCGACAGGCTCTGGGGCAAAAGCCTCCACCCAATCACAAAAACCATTAAGAGTACGATCCACCGCCACCACATCAGAGATGCTACCGCAAAGCTGATCGAACACTTCATTGCGCCCCACCCCTTTTACGATCACCTCGATCTCAGCGCGATGCTCATAGTGATACATCAACGGCGACATGGTTTTGTCGGGCGATCCGGGATCACCATCGCGCAAGATCAAAAGCCCCGTTTCAGAAATGCGCTCTGGAAGAGCCTCACCGCGCAGCACAACTGTACCAACCGACGACAGGCGGTCATGTAGTTCGGCAAGGATAGTTTCTCGGACAGACATCCACTTGTTCTCACATTCGAAATCCGGCACAAGATGCACCGCTGGGCCTGTAGCTCAATTGGTTAGAGCAGAGCGCTCATAACGCTTTGGTTGCGGGTTCAAGTCCTGCCGGGCCTACCAAAGCCCCCTTGGCGGAATGGTAGACGCCAGGGACTTAAAATCCCTTGCCTTCGGGCGTGCCGGTTCGAGTCCGGCAGGGGGCACCAAAAGGAAGTGCGGCCGAGTGGTTTAAGGCTCTGGTCTTGAAAACCAGCCTAGGTGAAAGCCTGCCGTGGGTTCGAATCCCACCGCTTCCGCCAGCCTTTTCATAAGGCCCGCGCCTCAAGCCAGTTCGCCACGATCATCCCCGGTACCGCCGCCTGCGCGCGTTCAGCATCGCGCGCCAGATCAAGCCGTTTCGCCAGCTTCACCTGCGGCACCAACAGAAAAATCGGCACCGTCGCCTTGCCTCGGCCCGTCTTGGACCGTGACGCAACGCCAAGCCCGCGACTGTTCAACCGCCCGTCAGCCACCAAGAGGCTCGGGCCGCGTCGACGAAAGACGAACCGCAGGCGTAACCCCCGGCGCCGTTCCCACTCGCCCGGTGTAATGCGTCCGCCTTTAAGGCCTTTGCCAGCCGCAGTTGTCGGAATGGCCAGCCAAAACCCGTCCTTCGAGCGGATCAGCGGGCCCGTGTCATGCGCCCCGACAATCTCTGGCGCCTTGGACCAGACAAGCGCGGCGGCCTTCAAGCTGTCACCAGCCTTGGGATAGGTCTGGCTCCGGATCGAATTTGCGAGACGTCTCCCTAGACCCGCCTGTGTGATCTGTCCACGCCAAGCGGATTTCAGGTCCGTGCCAGCTTCCCGCATCGCGGCGCTGACGGCTTTTTCGCCGGCCTTGATCTCGGCGGCCATCGAGGCGACGAGGTCAGGTGTGATGTCGAGGCCAAGCTTCATGCTGGAGCCAGCTCAATCGTCCAAATGAGTCGCTCGCGATCGCGGCGCGGCTCGCCTTGAATGAGAAAGGTTTCATCCCCCATCAATATCTGCTCCTGCGGCCGAGGGTCTAGAATATCCGCCACCCGAACATCGATGCGGGTGGTGTCCGACATGAGCCGCGCCGACCCGAATTCTGTGATCTCGTCGGGCCGGCGCAGGATGCCCCGGGCACGGGTGAACTGCCCCTCGCTGTCGCGATGCCAGATCTCGACCGAGATGTTCGGATCGGCAAAGAGCACACCCAGGGAATCGGCGAAGGCGGTCATCAGGTCCGCTTGGCCGAGCGCAACACCTGCGGCCGGGTGCAGATCGGCAGCGGGTTGCTCTCGATCTCGAGCCGCACCCATTCATCCCGGTCGCGGTCGGGGATCATGCGCGCATAGAGCGGCAGGCCGAGCGTGTTCACCGTCTCGAACGTGTCGGCCGGGGCGTAGTAGATCTCGAAGAGCCCCTCGACGCCTTCGGGATAGAAATACGCCTTGTCAGTCGGCACACCAAAGCCAAGCCCGCCCCGATAGCGACGGAAGGTGATGCCACCAAAGCTGACCTCTTCGCCCACGCGGCCGCGCAGATCTGCCGCCGCGGCAGTGTTGAGATAGGTCTCGCGCACCTCCTTGTGGGCCACGAGGTCTGCAAAGAAAGCCGAGCCGCATTCTGCGCGCAGCTGAACCTGACCGGCAGCCAGCCCGCCAAGGCTGTCCTCCACGCTCTCGATCATCGCCTGGCAGCGCTTCCTGAGCGCGCCCGAGGCAGGGGTTGCATTGTCGAGATCGAAGTCGACCTCCGCGGCCGGCGTGATGCCGAACTCGGTATAGTAGTTGATGACGGTCGCGCCGTCTTTCGGGTCCTTCACTACGCCTTGGATGCCGTTGAAGAGGTGGAATTCGAAAGTGGCCTCGGCGTCGTTGCGGAGCCGGCCCATCTTGCGGGCGACTTCGATTTGCACCTGCTGGGTCGCCGTTTCCGAACCGAAGTCGCGGATGGCCTGAATTTCAGAGGCCCAAAGCACGTCCTGCTTCTTGAACTGACGGCAGACGAAGGCACGCATGTCGCGCCGCTCGGGCACCTGCTGTTCATAGGCCGAGCCGCGTTCCGAGAATGGGATCAGCGACAGGGTGCCATCGCGGCTTTCGATCATGACGGTGCGCTGACGCACGCCGCGCGATCCGAACAGGCCCGCACCCGACAGGATCGCCGGTTTGAAGGGAATGTTTTCCAGAGCACGGGTGAGCTCGATGATGCTGAAGGCGTCGCCCTCAAAGATGTCCATGGTTGCCATGTGTGGGAATCCTTTTGTCAGAGGGCTCAGCGCAGGAGGATGCCAAGCGCGGCCAAAGCCGTGGTGGCGGCGGTGATCTGGGCCTCGGTCGCGCCCTCGGGCCAGACGATCTCGTGGCGATTGACGATGGCGGGGCCGCGCAGGACGACGACGCCGGGGGCATCGGCCGCTGAAGCATCGACACCGGCCCAGAGAATACCGGCGGCCGTCTGACTGCCGTTCGTCGCGGCCGGTGCGAGCCCGGTGTATTTCCCGCCCGTGGTGATCTTGCCAAGCACAGTGCCGGGCTCGAGCTTTGCAGCACCGGAGGCGATGGTAACGGTTTCTCTGGTGTAATCGCGGAGCACTTCCCAGACGAGGAAGCCGCCCGCGTGTTTGCCTTCAGTGAGCGTTGTCATGATGCGTTAGCCTTTCGTATTGAAGGTTCGGGCGATCACATCGCCCCAGGATTGGGTGGTGGCCGCCCGCCCGGGCTGGGCATGTGCAGCGGTGATATCGGGGTTGGCTTCGGCCTTTGCCGCGAGAAGACGGTTGCGGACCTCATCGAGACCCACGTCCTCCTCGAGGAAGCGGCCGGCCATCTGAGGCTGACCGGCGAGCCGGCAAAGGTCGATCACGGCGCGAGCGTGCGCGATGGCCTCGGCTCGGATGGTTGTTGCGTCGGTTGCCGTTGCGCCAGCTGGCGCTGAGGTCACCGCCTCGTGCGCCGCAACGTCGGGTTCGGGTTGGGTGTTTCCGTGGGGAACACCCTCGGACTGGGGATCCGGGGCTGCGGGCTCTTCTGGTTCACTTGCCACCTCGACCAACTCGGGTGGCGCGTTGCGGAACCTGGCCACGTCAAAAGAAGCCGCGAGTTTCACGGGCTCGGCGATGCGGTCGATGAAGCCGAGTTCCAGCGCGTCTTTGGCATCGAGCCAGGTTTCAGCTTCCATCAAGGCGGCGATTTTATCGTCGGCTTTGCCTGACTTCGCGGCATAGCCTTGGATCAGGCTGCCTTTGACCTTGTCGAGCGCCTCGGCCGTTGACCGCATATCCTCGGCCGTGCCCATCACGAGCCCCGATGGGTTATGGATCATCAGGAAGGCGTTTTCGGGCATCACGATCGTATCACCCGCCATCGCGATGTAGCTGGCCGCCGAAGCCGCGATCCCATCGATCCAGATGGTGATCTCGCCCGTGTGCCGCTTCAACGCGTTGTAGATGGCGACCGCATCAAAGACTGAGCCGCCGGGACTGTTGAGGCGCAGATCGATCGCCGCGTCGTCAGGCAGCGCACCGAGTTCGGCCAGAAAGCCCTTTGCCGTGACGCCATAGGCGCCAATTTCGTCATAGATTAGCACTTCCGTGCGAGATCCTTGCGCTCCGGAGGCCCGGGCACGGATCGTGTACCAGGATTTCATGGGGTTACTCCTGTTGTAGGTCGGTGCCCGAGTTACTGTCGGACGATCCGTCACTAGAATTCGGGTTGGGCTCTTGGACGGGCGTTGCCCTTGCCCCCTGCGTTTCGCCGGGGCTGGCGCGATAAGTCAGGCCCAGATCGGCGGCGCGTTTCGCATCCGCGGCGTTCTCGCGGTCGACCTCTTCGATGTCGTAACCGGTGGCCTCGACCACCTTGCGCCGGGAGGTCAGCCCGGTCTCAATCGCCAGCACCTGCGCTTGGATATCCTTCAACGGGTCGACCCAATCCCACCGTGGCGGGATCCATTGCACCGGCCGAGCCGTGACAGGACCTGCATCCAGCGCGCCCGAGAGCACAGCCGTTTCCAGCCAACGCCGCCAGATTGGTCGGCAAAGCTGATGGGCAATGACCCCGTGCTGCAATTGGCCAATTCGGCGGCGGAACTCGACAAGTTCGGCCCGGAGGCTCGAATAGTTTGCCTGCCGGACATCGCCGGTGACGAGGTGATACGGCAGACCGAGCGAGGCCGAGACCGCCAGAAGCGTGCGATATTGGAAGGCCTCATAACCGCCACCGACATCGGCGGGACTCGAGAACTTCACATCCTCGCCTGGCAGCAGCACCTGCATGGTGCCTGGCTCCAAGCTGGCGATGGCCGCTCCATCGAGATCAGCCTCAACTTCGCCCATCATCGGGTCTTCGGGGGCCGTTTTGGTGATGAAGCCCGCGAACATCGCGGCTGTTTTCTTCCGGTCGAGTTCTGCGTCATCGTATTGATCCAAGAGGAACAGCCGCACCATGGCAGGCGCCACATGCGGCAGGCCCCGGATATGGCCCGCATCAATGGGCCTGTAGATGTGCAGCACCTCCTCAGCCGGTACGCGGACGGTGTCTGGCACCGCCACCCGTTGATCCGTGCTGTCGCCCGGGTGCCGGCGGCGGAAGTGATAGGCCACGCGCCGACCGATCAGGTCGAACTCGATCCCGCAGCGGATGCGGTTGCCATTCGGATCCGTCTCGGTTTTCTCAAAGGGCAACATCTCCGATTGCAAAAGCTGCAATTGCAGTGGAACCAGCAGCCCGTCTTCCGCCCGTCTCGGCCGAAGGCGTACAAAGCACTCGCCTGCGACAAACATCTCGCGCGCAACCATGGCCTGCAGGCCGTAGAAATCGGTCAAACCATCGGCGTCGGCTTCATCGGTCCATGCAAGCCAGAGCTTCTGGACCTGATCGCGTAGCGCCGCATCGGTGATGAGCGACGAGGGTTTGATGCCATCCCCGATAAGGTTCGCGGCAAACGCCTCGCAGGCATTCGCGGCATAGCCGTTGGTCACCACGAGTTCCCGAGAACGGGCCAGTAATCGCGGGCCGCCAGAAGCGACCAGCGCGTTGATGTTTTCCAAGGGCGGGTTCCAACCGCGCAACCGCCGCTTGGCCATCGCCCCCTCGAGACGCGCGCGCATGGCTTCAGGGCCCCCCGGCTTGGGGCGGCGGAACATGTCGAAAAATGCCATGTCGGTTAGAGACCCTTGGTCGCTGTTATGCGAACTTGGCGGATGAGTTTCCGACCCTCGGCCGCTGCAATCTCGCGGTCAAGCGCCTCGATGGCACGATCGATTTCCGCGACGCTGCGATAGTCCACAGTCTTTCCATCGTAGCTGACGCGGGCCACGCCCGAGGCGCGCTGCGAAGTCAGGGCCTCTCGGCGAAGTTTCAGTGTCACCAGATCCGCCATGCCCAAACTCATCCCATGTATGTTGACCGCGCAACGCGGCGCACCTGTGCCTTGCGCGCAGATTGCGGTCCCCCGGCAGAGGCGGTTCCCTTTGCATCAGCGACCGCAAACTGCGCCGCCAACTCCTCCCACCTCGCGTCTGACCAGCGATCAGCTCCGAGGATCCAAGCGGCTGCGCGGGCATAAACCCGGCAGTCGAGAGCCTCGTTGCGTTCCCTCAGCTTTTGCCATTCGAGCTTGGCAAAGCCGCGCTTGTTCTTGACCGTGACCAGCTGCTCGGCCGTCAGCTGCTTCAGCCATTCAGCGTCGACCCAGCCCGGCAGATGAAGAAAGCCGGGAGGGAACTTCTCCACATCCGCCGGGCTGGTTTCCAACGGATCAAGCCGCAGGAAGCGATAGGTCTCGGCCTTGAAGGTCGAGGTAGCGATGGTCCAAAGCCGTGCACCGCGGCGCAGACGTTTGCCCGCGATTGTCGCGTCGACAAACGTCGGGCCCGTCACCGGGCTCGCGCGATTGAAGCCCTCAAGGCCCTTGATCGGGGCCACCTGTTCAAAGCCCACTTGTCGCGCCCAGGCATAGACGGCGGCCGTCTCATAGCCCGTGTCGATCGCCAGTCGCGCGATGGTCATCGGCGTGCCGCTAGCGTGAACCCAAGTTCGGCCAAGGAGGTCCGTCAGTTTCTGCCAGCAGGCTTGGTCGCCAGGACCGCCGTCTATGGCGAAGTGGTCAACGAGCCAGCTTTGCAGGCCCTTGCCCCAGGCCCAGACATCAACCTCGATCCGGTCCTTCTGGACGTCGACCCCGGCAGTCAGGAACAACCCGCCCGCCGGCACAGTGCCCGCAGGCCAGTCTTCCTTCAGCCCCTGTAGCCGTTGCCAGTCCGGGGCCTCGCCGCTTTCCATCCAGGTCTCGCCAAGCGAGGTGTTGATGAAGGTCTTCATCGTCTCATCCCCACCGGCGCGCGCCGAGAGAAACGCTTTGGCCATGGCCTCGAGCCGCACCCAGGGCGAATAGATTTCGTTCAGATGGAAGCCTGCCGTCCCGTTGAACGGCGCGTCCGCGATCCAGCGTCCCTTGGAGATTGCCGCCCAGCGGATCTCATCCTTCCACGCAGCGTCGCAGTCGGCGCAGTGGTAGCGCGCGGTTTCGGGGCGATGGCCGCCGTTCTCGTCGTTTTCCCATTTGACCTGTCCCCAGGTCAGAATTTGTTCATGGCCGCAGTCGGGGCACGGTACCCAGAACCGGCGCTGATCACTTTCCTCAAACGCCGCCTCAATTCGACTTGCACCCTTGTTCGTCGGCGTAGAGACCAGCACAATCTTTCGGTTCCAGAAGGTCACAGTCCGCTTCTTCGCGAGGTTGACCGGGTCCCCCTCGGCGCCTGCACTGAACGGATAGCGATCGACCTCGTCGCACAAGAGCAGCCGGATCGGGCGGCTCGCCAGACCCGAGGGTGCGTTGGCCCCGACGATGGTCAGATGCCCGCCTGGAAACCGCTTGTGCAGGATCTTGTTATTGCCATCCCGCGACCGCGGATCGGCGATCTTGCCCTGCAGGCACGGCGTGTCTCGCGCCATCGGCGAGAAACGGTCCTTCGACCAGGTTTCGGCATCACGCTCGGTCGGCATCACCACCATGATCGGCGCCGGGTCGTGGTCGATGTGATAGCCGACCATATTAAGGATCGACTCCGACTTGCCGATCTGACTGCTCGACATGATCACGATGGTTTCGGCCGCCGGATCCGAGATCGCATCCATGATCCCACGCTGGTATTCCGCGCGGCTCGTGCGCCATTGTCCTGGCTCGGCGCTGGCCTCAGAGCTCAGCCGCCGGTTCTGGTCCGCCCAATCGCTGATCGTCAGGTCCGGCGGCGGCTTCAGAACGGCCAGTGCCTTTGCCACTGTGCGCTTCAGGATCGGTGACCCCTTCAGAGTGAGCGCACTCGGCGAGGTCAATGTCGGCTTCAAGTTCAATGTCTGGCTGCGCGAGATCATCGAGCACCTCGCGGATGGCGGCGCGGATCAGGTTCCGGGTGTCTCCGACTGTTGATTGTTCAAAGGCTTGTGGTGCCAGCCGGTCAGGCAGGGCCAGCAGGCGGGTGCGCAAGAGCGCCAACACCGCGATCCAGGCCGCCTCTATCTGTTCGGCGGCGATCAGCGAATGGCGCTTTTCTTCGGCTTCCATTTCAGCGAGGTCGGCCCGCGCCCGGATGAAGCGCGCGCGTTCAGCGGCATAGTCTGGCGCACCCGCCTGCGCCTTTAGCGCCTGATCGCGCAGATAGCGGACATAGCCACGCACGGAACCGATCAGGTCGTATTGCCCGCGTTCAGCCTTCGGGATCACGCCCTCGCGGCTCAGTTGTTGGACCCGCCGCTCGGAGAGATCGAGAAGCCGCGCAATCACGCCGATAGGCTGGGTGGCCGATGACATTCGCAGACCTCGAGATTTCGATTAACCATATGGAATTACGTCGAATTCACTGGATAAGTCTCGCCACTAGAGCGAACCTCATGACAGCACCCAACGCAATTCAGGACGCATCGAGATGAGCCACCACCCCACAGCCCAAGACGCGTTTATCGCAAAGAAGGCCGCGATCGACACGATGCTCGCGCGGCTACAGGCGCTGAGCGACGCGAACTTCGGCTCCGACCCTGATGCCCTGCATTGGGGCCATGTCGGCAACCTCGACTATTACGCCGAGCTCCTGAAGCGCATCACTGACAGCGCCTTCAAGGAAGGCGAGCACGCGGAGTGACCCCCATGGAAACCACCAGCATTCGGCTCCCCATTCGGAACCTGCCCGAGCACTTTGATCGCAGCCGCATCACCGTCATCCTTGAAGAGATCGAAATGGCCCTTATGGACGACGGGGGCGTTTACGGCAAAACCTTTGCCGACAGCTTCACGATCACGGTCGAGGTTCCGACCCATCAGCTGATGGACACCGCCAGCTGCCTGAAAGACCTTGGTCTGATCTAACTTCGCTGCCCCTCACACCGGATAGGCTCGATGAACCGCCGCAGCAGGCCCATTCAAGGTTTTTCGATTGTTGCAGCCTATGATACGGATTGCTGGACTACTCTTGAGAACAGGTGACATCCCAGTGCCTCTCTTTGTCCACAGATCTGTTTTCGGCGCGCTAATTGCCGCTTTTTTCGCATCAGCGGCCTTTTCGGACGTGCCCATCATTCCTCGGGGCGAGAGTTTTGCCTGCACGCCGACACATGTCTGGGATGGAGACGGCCCCGTTTGGTGCAGTGAAGGGCCCCGGCTGCGGCTTGCAGGAATTGCG